CGAGTTTTGAGTTGTTTTGGAAACAAGAGTTCTGGTGGAGAACTACCTGCTTGTGAATTTTTAAGAAAAAGCAAAACAGAAGGTAAGTTTTTCTGTGGTGGGTGTGGATGCGGAGATAAACCAATGACATGGTTGAATGCAGCAGAAACAGAATACTCTAAACTAGATTATCCTAAATTAAATTGTCCTCTGCAAATGCCTGGGTTCAACAATTACACAGAATCTAGCCCAGAAGAATCTGTTTCTCCGATAACTAGAAGATATTACATTGAAAATATGAAATTTGAAGAAATTCAATCTGTTTCTGTTACTACACCTGAACCTCCAGCGACTCCAGCGACTCCAGCGACTCCAGCACCACCAGAACAACCAAAATAATTTAATCTAATATATTTTTCTTATAAATAAATAAGGAGAATATATGGGCAATGTTAACTCTAAAGACGGTATTATTAAGTATGCACTTCGTGCATTGGGGCATCCAGTAATCGAAATAAATGTAGATTATCAACAATGCCAAGATCGAGTAGACGATGCATTAGAATTGTTTGCAGAAAGACACTTTGACGGTGTAGAAAAAGTTTATTTCAAATATGCATTAACTGAAGATAATATTAAAAAAGCCTATATTGATACCGATCAACTTGCTCCTCCTTCTGGAATAACAGGAGACGGACCAGATGGTTCTACTATTGTAAGTGTTGTTCGTCTTTTTCGTCACAGCAATTTTGCTAATATTAATATGTTCGATGTCAGATATCAAATGGCACTAACAGATTATTTTGGTATTAATAGGGGATTAGCGTCTCAAAGTTCTTTGGGTCTTCCTCAATACGCGTCTACTAAAAGATATATCAATTTAATTGAACAATTTTTTTCTCCAGAAAAGGCTATAAGATTTAGTAAAGTCAAAAATAGAATTTACATAGATGGCACAATGGAAGATGTTAGTATAGGAGATTTTATGATTATAGAAGCATATGCTGCATTGAATCCAGAATCTTATACCGAAATATACGATGATCGATTACTTAAAAAATATGTTACTGCCTTGATTAAACGTCAATGGGGAGCAAATATGTCTAAATTCGACGGAGTTCAATTGCCTGGTGGAATAAGTACGAGAGGAGGGGCAATAATGCAAGAGGCAATGCAAGAAATACAAAATATCGAACAAGAACTCATATCAACACACGAAATGCCTTCTGATTTTTTCATAGGATAACAAAATGGCTACTAATCCGTATTTTAAATCATACGATTCTATAACAGAACAAAAATTGATTGATAATCTAACCATAGAAACTATTAAAGCTACCGGTAGAGATATTCTTTATATTCCAAGAGATTATCTTGTTATAGACAAATTATTCGGCGAAGACCCTGAATCAAAATTTACTGAAGGGTATCCATTGGAGGCGTACCTGGTAAATGTAGATCGTTTTGATGGCAACAGAGATGTTATAATGAAATTTGGAGTTCAAATAACTGACCGTGCATCTATATTGATTTCTAAAACAAGATTTGAAGAAGAAGTTAAACTTAAAAGGACAGAAATATTAAAACCTAGAACAGGTGATTTAATTTATCTTCCTCTTTCTAAATCTTTATTTGAAATCAATTATGTAGAAGACGAATTTCCATTTTATCAATTAGGCGGATTAACCACATATGCTCTAACATTAGAACTGTTTACTTACAGTGGAGAAGTCATCAATACCGGAATAACAGATGTCGACGAAGTTCAACTTGCAAGGAACGTAAAAACTACATATGCATTTATTAATGTAAATCCTATCTCTGGAACAAAACTATTAGACGGAGAACAAGTGTATCAAGTATTGGGAGTAACTGGAGGATCTTTACAGAATGCCACAACAACTGCAACCCTGTTGAATTTTATTCAAGGATCCACTCAGAATGCAATTCATCTTATAGAAATAAGCGGCGGATTTTCTTTTGCAACCAATCAAACCATAAGAGGAACAGATTCTGGTGCAGAATATTATTTCAAAGGAAGTACCGCAATAAGCGATACAACAATATCCAAAGATCCATTTACATCGACCCCACAATCAGATAACGATCTGACTCAAACCAAAGGAATCAAGATATTTGATTTCACTGATATAGATCCATTTTCAGAAGGTAATTATTAATGTTTACCCAAATACTCGATAATCAGTTCAATGAATCTATCAGAAAACATGTGATTATCTTTGGATCGTTATTTAATTCTATTTACACAAAAACAGAAAGAAATGGTACGATACAAAAAAGAAGAGTTCCAATAAGTTACGGACCTAAAGAAAAATTTATTCGACTCATAATAGAAGAAAGTGGAATCACAGACAAAACACATATTCAAGCAGATCTTCCTAGAATGGGATTTGAAATAGTAAACTTACAATATGATGCTACAAGAAGAATTAATAGATTAAAAGAAAAAACAAAAATAGTAAATGGAAATCCACTCAGATCGTATTCAGAAGCTCCTTACAATTTTACTGTTGCATTATATTGTTTTTCTAGAAGCATTGAACATAATCTTCAAATCATAGAACAAATAATTCCATATTTTGCTCCAGATTTTACTGTTACTGTTAATATGACACCATTGCACAATAAAGTAGATGTTCCTATTGTTTTAAACGATGTAGATGTAAATGAAGATTACGAAGGAGCATTTGATTCAAGGCGTGCTATCGTTTCTACTTTGTCCTTTACTATGAAAAGTTATATTTATAGTCCTGTAGTGACAGATAATAGACCGTATATAGAAAATATTGATATAAATCTGTATAAAAATCAATTTTCTAATTTTATTACAGATTTTGGATTTACAGGAGACAGATATATTGGATTTACTTCTGAAAATTTCTATAGTGGAGGAACAGGATGATTAGATCTAATGAAAATATATCAAATGCATTGAATATTCCATTTGATGTGGAAGAAAAATCAAAAGAAGAATTCGAATCAAAAGAAATTGCTGTTACGAATGTCATTGCAGATACTCCACTACAACACGACTTTGAATCTGCCAGATCTAATATAAAAGAACTTATTAAAAGTGGAATGGGAGCTGTAGACGGTATATTAAAAGTTGCAACAGAATCAGATTCTCCTAGAGCATATGAAGTATTAACCAACATGATAAAAACTATGAGCGATATGAATAAAGACTTAATAGAAATTCATGAAAAACTTACAGATGCTCAATCGAAAAAGGTTACTATTAAAAATACAACAAATAATTCTATATACGTAGGATCTACTACAGAATTACAAAACCTTATAAATCACGAAAGAAGTCCACTTAAAGTACTCGAAGAAGAAAATTAATCATGAGAAGACCTGGATATTTAGGAAATCCTAATCTTAAACCTGAAGGTCAATCCTTACAGTTTACAAAAGAACAGGTAGAAGAATATCTACGATGTTCTAAAGATCCTGTTTACTTTGTTTCAAAATATATCAAAGTGGTTTCTTTGGATAAAGGATTGGTAGGTTTTAATATGTATCCGTATCAAAAGGATATGATCGAAACTATACACAATAACAGATTTATTATAGCAAAATTGCCAAGACAAAGTGGAAAAACGACAACTGTTGCTTCTTATTTATTGCATTATGTTTTATTTAATCAGAGCGTTAATGTTGCTATTTTGGCAAACAAGCAATCTACCGCAAGAGATATTTTAGCAAGATTAAAATTATCTTATGAATATTTACCCAAATGGATTCAACAAGGAGTAAAAGAATGGAATAAACATTCCATAGTTTTGGAGAACGGTGCAAAAATAATTGCAGCTGCTACTTCTTCGAGTGCAATCCGTGGAGGATCGTATAACGTTATTTTGTTAGACGAATACGCACACGTTCCAACTTCTGTTGCAGAAGAATTTTTTAGTTCAGTATATCCTACGATTACAGCAGGCCAGACTACCAGAGTTATAATGATTTCCACTCCAAAAGGCTTAAATATGTTTTATCATTTTTGGAAAGGAGCTCAAAGTAAACAAAACGAATATATTCCAGTTGAAGTTACATGGAATCAAGTACCAAAATATCCAGGAGGACCCCTCAGAGATGAAGAGTGGAAACAAGAAACTATAAGAAATTCATCAGAACGACAATTTCAAGAAGAATTCGTTTGTGACTTCATAGGATCTACCAATACATTAATTTCGTCTCAAAAATTAAATTCTCTTGTTTGGAAAAAGCCTCATTATAAATCAAATGACGGCATTACTATTTTCGAAGAACCTATTAGAAAAACAGAAAAAACAGAAGATCATGTCTATTACACCGTTGTTGATGTTTCTCGTGGCCAGGGAAAAGATTACAGTGCGTTAACGGTAATAGACATAACTCAAATGCCCTATCGAGTTGTAGCAAAATACAGAAATAATACTGTTTCTCCTTTATTATTTCCGTCTATAGTGTGTTCTATTGGAAAAAAATATAATAATAGTTATATTATGGTAGAATTAAATGACATAGGAGGACAGGTTGCAGATATTTTACATCAAGATTTAAATTACGAAAATTTGATCAGAAGTACTACCAAAGGTAGAAAAGGTCAAATACTAAATGAAGGATTTTCTAGTTCTAAAAATCAACAACTAGGAGTAAGAACCAGTCAAATTGTTAAAAAATTAGGATGTTCAGTTTTAAAGAATTTAATAGAAAACGATAAACTTATAGTAGAAGATGCAGAGATAATAGAAGAATTAACCACTTTTGTCGCAGATCATTCGTCTTATCATGCAGAAGACGGATATACTGATGATCTTGTAATGACTCTTGTTTTATTTTCATGGGCAACAAGACAAGAATTCTTCAAAAATTTAACCAATCAAGACGTTCGTATGGAAATTTATTCAGAAGAAATTAAAAAAATTGAAGAAGATTTTCTTCCGTTTGGATATATAATTACATCAGAAACTCCAGTGGAAGATATAGACTCTACAGAAAAAAAAGACCACTGGATGAATATAGATACAGATTCTTTACGAAATACTCATAAATGGGTAGATTTATACAAACAAAATCCATTTTTTTGAAATTTTCAAAATTATAAATATGGGAAATTATAAGGAGATCCTATGCCCATAACATTCATTGAATCAGATAATCCAGTTATTTTACCTTCCACTTCAGGAAATGACAGACTAGTTGGATGCATTTCTCGTGCAGGTCTAGATAAACTTGCCACTGCAGAAGAATTAACTCAATCATATATTGTTGAAAATAATCAAAACGGGTGGTACGAGCGAGTCAGATTGTTGTTTCAACGGGCATACGGAATTACATCAGGAACAGTAAATCAAGAGGCAATTGTTCTGGGAGGAACTGCTGGTGGTGCAGGAGTAAAAACTGTACTAAATAAAACAGGACCATATGGAGTTACTTCCGGTCAATTTATTTCTGGTGGGAGTGGTGGAACTTTAACATTAAGTTCAGACTGGGCAGAAGAATGGTGGAATGTTAAAAACTTTTTAGAGTACGGACAAACTGTTGTTATTGGTTTAATTAATGGAACAGGATTTACTGGACAACTAGGTCCACTAGGAACAACTGGAGCTCCAGCGCTCTCTATTATTTTAAGTTCCACAGCAGAATCTCCTTTTATCACGAACAACAGATTTAACTGTGTGTTTCAAATTTCTGGAATAACCAACGGTTGGTCCGGAGCGGATTACAGTGGAAGTACACCAAATCAAGATGTTTACAATATAATTGAAATTTTAAAATCAAAAGAAACTCCAACTGTGGGCATAGTCTCTGCTGGTATAACTGGTACCATTAGTTCTACTTCAAACATAGGAATTACTTCAAATTCTCATATTATCGCAATAGCAGGCAAAAAGAAGCACAATGGAATTGTATTTGATTCTGGTACCAATCCGGTATTGCTTACAACTCATCTGGCACCTGATGTCGCTGGCATAGTAGCTAATGCAAACTACTGGCAATCTCCAGCAGGAACTCAACGAGGAGTAGTTCGAAGCGTAGTGGCACTTGAAACGAATTTCACAGACACGCAAATAGGTCATTTAACTACAAAGGGTGTAAATTATTGTAAAAACATTAACGGTTTCGGCACTCTATTATTGAACGATCTAGTAACCGATCAGGAACGAATCAACATTATCAGAACAATCAATGAAGTAAAGATAGAACTTGTTCCTCTTGCGTATGAAGTATTGTTTGAAGTAAATGACGCCACAATACGAAGTCAATTTGTTTCTCGTGCATCCGCTCGAGTAGAGTCTATCAGAGCATCAGGCGCAATACGAAACTTCAGCATAACTTGTGACGAAAGCAACAATACATCTGAAGTAATTAACGCAGGCAAATTTGTGGCAAAAGTTCTTTTAGTATTTGGAACACTGATCCGAGAAGTCGAAATCATTGTTTCTCGAGGAGAAGAGGGCGAAGGCGGAGTAATAGTAGAAGGTGGCGGAGTCCCCTAAAATTTAGTAAACAGGAGAACAATATATGACAGTAGGACCCGGAAATATTACAGGTTTTCGAAATCAATTTGTAGCGTCCAGATCTAATAGATATTTAATTACACCGAGCGGACCCCTTGGTCAGCCTCTAGGGTTAGATGTACAACATATGCAACTGTTTGCCAAGGCAACATCGGTGCCAGGCACTCAAATAGGAATGATTCCTGTTGGATATCGAGGCAGAATAATTAAATTTGCAGGAGAACGCCAGTACGGAGAATGGGTTATTCAAGTATACGATGGAACAATTAGAGGTGAACAAGGTAATGGAAATATTCGTAAGATCATGGAAGACTGGATCGAACGGACAAATTCTTCCATCGAGCACAAAGTTCGTCTTAATACTGCTTCTGAATCTCCCTGGGAAGTGGCATGGTTTGATACCAATGGGGATGGCTATGGTAGGGGTAGTGGAGATTTCTCGCAAAAATTCCTGTTACACAATTGTTGGCCAATAGACATTAGTCCGATAGACTTGAGTTACGATCAGGCCGATGCGTTTTCTGAATTTACTCTTACTCTTGCCTACGACTTCCATTCATATCCAAGAGATTCTGGTTCAGGAGGTTCTGTTTCAGGAGGTTCTGTTTCAGGAGGTTCTGTTTCATCGAGTTCTGTTTAATTATAAGGAATAATCAATGACACAATTTAACGACGTACAGTCATTTAGAACACAATTTTCTGCTTCCAGATCCAATCGATACGGAATAGATTTTAATCAATTGCCCCCGGGCATCCAATCGCTTAATCCAGGAGCATTTCGTATATTTGCCAAGGCTACATCAGTTCCGGGTTCCATTGTTAATTTTATACCAGTAGGCCATCAAGGAAGAATAATCAAGTTTGGTGGAGAACGTCAATTCGGAGAATGGGTTATTCAGGTATACGATGCAAATTCCGGCAGCATAAATATTCGAAAGGTATTTGAAGACTGGATCAATAAGGCAAATGACAGATTGACCAATACACATCAATTTGATATTGGAACTGGTATTAATTGGACAGTAAATTGGGACGATATAACCCATAATAATACCTCTGCCCCCGGTACAGGACCCACTGGGCAGCCCATGGGATCTAATTCTAATTCATATACTAAAAAGTTAAAGTTATACAATTGTTGGCCATCAGACATTAGTCCGATAGACTTAAGTTACGATCAGGCCGATGCGTTTTCTGAATTCACTGTAACAATGAATTACGATTATCACCTGTACTTATAATAACACACAATCAGTTATACATAATGTATGGCATTTGAAATATTTGGATTTTCTTTCGGCAAACGTAATGAAATTGGACCTACTGGAGAAGTAGAAACTACTTCTTTTGTTTCTCCAGATTCTTATGACGGCACATATGTTATAGAAAGTGGCGGTCTTATTGCATCAGTTTACGATGCTGGAGGAATCGCTGCGGCTAATGATGCTCAAACTATAGGTCAATATCGATCCATGTCATTATATCCTGAAGTGGATATTGCCATAGAAGATATCATTAACGAATCTTTGGTTTACGATAAAGACGGTGAGGCTGCCAAGTTAGATCTTGCTCGAGTAAATTTATCGCCTCAAATAAAACAAAAAATTCACGAAGAATACAAAAATATTTTAAAGTTATTAAATTTTAACAGTAAAGGTTACGAGTATTTTAGAAGATGGTATATAGACGGTCGTTTATATTTTCATAATATCATTGATCCGGATCGACCAGAAAAAGGAATAAAAGAATTACGAGCAATAGATCCTACTAAAATTACAAAAGTAAGAAAAGTAGAAAAAGAATTAAAAAATATAAATGCCACAACTCAAATTTATGTGGTTAAATCTGTAGACGAACATTTCATTTACACTGATATGTCTATCGATAGTCTGATTCCTACCACTACTACTGGTTTAAAAATATCAGTAGATTCTATAACTTATATTCATTCTGGTATTGTAGATCAAACAACTAAAAAAGTTGTAGGATACTTGCATAAGGCAATCAGACCTTTAAACATGCTTCGACAAATCGAAGACGCAGTTGTAATTTACAGAATGTCTAGAGCACCAGAACGAAGAATCTTTTATGTAGACGTAGGAAATCTACCTAAACAAAAGGCAGAACAATACATGAAAGATCTTATGGTTCGTTATCGAAACAAACTTTCATATGATCCTAAAACAGGAATGATCCGAGACGACTGGAATCATAATTCTATGTTGGAAGATTTTTGGATTCCGCGAAGAGACGGAGGCAGAGGAACTGAAATTACTACTTTGGACGGAGGACAAAATTTAGGTCAATTAGAAGACGTAGATTATCTATTAAAGAAATTATTTCGTTCTTTAAATGTTCCACTCAGTCGTCTCGAGGCACAAAACGGATTCAATATGGGCCGAATGGGAGAAATTACTCGAGATGAAGTTAAGTTTTTTAAATTTATCGAAAGACTCAGACGACAGTTTGCTAATTTATTTTTAGATTTGCTTAAGAAACAATGCCTACTAAAGGGCATAATGACTATGGCGGATTGGGAGTCTATTAATCAAGATATAGATTTTAAATTCAATAAAGATTCGTATTTTGATGAATTAAAAAATAATGAAATTTTAAAAGAAAAAGTAGAAATGTTAGGAATATTGAGTCAGATGTCTGGAACCTTTTTTTCAGATAAGTATATTAGAAAACAAATTTTAAATCAAACCGATCAAGAAATGGCACAAATGGATGGAGAAATGGCAGAAGAACGTGAGATCAAAATACAACAACAAATGGAACAACAAGCAAGAGAAATGCAACAGCAACAAGAAATGAATAAAAATGAAGAACCCACAGAATCTCAAGAATAATTCAAATTATTCTAGGGTTTTCAACTATTCTGATGAAGGATTTTATCAATTTTTAACTTTGACAAGCAAGTCTAAAATTTGTAAAAAAATAAGATTTCGGAGTAAAAAATCCTATATTATTACCCCAGAACAGGCCATGAAAATAAAAAATTATATAGATAGTATAGGAATTAAATACAAGGGAAATCAATTAAATCGAATATTTTTACAGAATCCACAATCAATTCAAAATATTCTAACATATAAATAAGGAGAATTATGAGTCACGCAAAAAAAATAATCGAATCTGTTTTATCGAATAAACCGTATTCTATTAAAACTGCAGTCAATGAAGCAATGGCAGAACGAATCGGCTTGATTTTAGAACAAGAACTAGAACGCCTTGGTGCAGGATTGCTGACAGAAAAGAATGAAGTAAACATGGATCCAGTGGGCGAAGAAGATGGTGATATTAACAATGACAAAAAAATAGATGGTTCAGATGAATATCTTGCAAATCGCAGAGCAGCAATAAGTAAAGCTAAGGCAGAAGCATAAATGCTTTTAATTACAGAACAATCTTTTGATTGGGTCAAGCCCATAATCGAAGAAGGAACAGAAGGTCGTCCTAAGTCGTATTTCATTGAAGGTATAATGCTTCAGGCGGAAACTGTAAATCGC